TCTGAGTTCATATGGAGAACATTATCTCACACTTTACTTCATATGCAAGAGCAATAAAGAACAAAATACCCAATGTGTTCAAAAAGCACGATCCCAGTCGTACTCACCAGGTCGTCCGAGACGGACATTTCTGACCATCTTAGGCATAGGTTTCCATAAATCAAAATCGGAAACACCGCCTTTATAAGTACGACGGGTCCAAAAGGAGTTAACCTTTCGGATTATTCGCCAGTTAACATCTAGTGTTTGTGGAAATTTATTCCCAGTCCCACGGTTGAGTTCCAGCCATTTATAGCCGTACATAATCTTTTTCATAGGGCTATACATTAGCGTCTGAAAACGCAAATAATTAATAAAAGCTTGGCTGTCGTCTCCCTCTTCGACCAATGTGTCGGAATAACGGAAACAATCTCTAACCACATGGTCGAATAACCATTTGTCCTTCTGCTTTAGGCAGGGGACACTGACGCCCTCATTCAAGGCGGATGTTAATCTCTGGATATCCTTCCTGACAGGGGACACATTTAAGGTCTTAGGGGGCTTTAAGCCCAACCCACCATGCCACAAGGGAAGGTACCACGGGATACATATGGTAAATCGACCGAGGGACTCTCGTAACTGACGTGTGTATACGTTATGGAGCTTTTTATGGGTCCAAGACGGAGCCTGTCTCATGTTCTCATTGTACCGACTTCCTAAATTAAGGATACGGTCAACATCTGTCAGATCCTCATCTGACAATAAACAAGAGACGGAACTTCTTCCCATACCTGTAGTAAGCCCCATAGATATTAACTTGACTTTGTAAAAGGTTTGTCGATAAGATTTCGGATTATCTAAATCCATGACATACCTAGGTCGAAGCTTCGGAACAAAGGTGCGACTGTTAATCTGCAAGAATTTATCAGTATAATAATACTTTCCCAGAGAAGGGACAAGGCCCATACGTGGACCAAGCCACTTCCAAGCAGCATGCACCGCATCATTGGCGACAAAAACACAGTCGTCGCCGTTGATTAGGAGGTTTAGGTCAGGATCATCCAGCAAAAAGCTACGATTGTAGCCAAGCTGTAGACAATACCGACACAAAGCAGCATTAATTATACAAAGAACGACAAAACTTGTCACACTTCCCATAAGCTGCCCATCCTTCTGTTCCATCACACCGTTACGAATTCCATCTAAACTGAGTCCATCATATTGTCCAAATTCATCTAACCAAGTCTCAAATTCCTCGATATGAATAGAAAAACCGACCAAACTACGGACCAAAAGGGTCCGCATAAGGCCAACAGTATACTCATCGAGAAACTGGTCGGGGACAATATACTCGCCAATAACACGACTACATACTTCAGAAA